ACGCGTCCGCGGCCGAGGCGGTGGTCATCGGAGCGAAGGCGTCAGACGTGTACGGGGGTCGTAGGTCGTTGCTCGCGGCCGAGGCGATCGGGTTCGGCTGGGCGCCCGACGCGAAAGGTGAGACGCTCGAAACGATCTTCTTCCAGGTCGGGTACGTCGGTGGTGCGGTTCCGTGACCGCGTCGTTGCGGTATGAGGAAACGTTCGCGTCGTCGCTCGGCGACTATGTCGGGTACGCCGTGAGCAACTTCGTAACGGCGGGTGTGACGGGCGGCCGGGCACAACTCCTCCTCGGGTTCGACGGCCTCGGTCTGGTGAACAACGCGTTCCTTGCGCCCGTCCAGACCTACGTCGATGTGGAGTCCCGTGCCGACATAGTCGACCCGGTCGGCACGAACGCCCGCGCCGGCGTGTGCGTGCGGATGACGACCAAGGGTGTCGGCTACACGCTTCGGCCCGTCACCGCGCACACCCATAACGGGCCGTGGGAACTTGTTGTGTGCACGGACGACGCGCCCGAGACGTACGTCGTGTTGTCGACGTTCACGCCCGCGAACGTCGCGACCGCGACCGCGACCGTCACCGCCCATCTCGTGGCGGTCGGGACCGAGTTTCGCGCCAAGGTCTACGAAACGGTCGACGGTGATCCTGGCTGGGGCGCGAACGCGAACTGTATGTACGCCCGTTCGTCCCACGTCACCGCCGCGGGGCGTGCGGGCATGGTCGCCATGAACGGCGTCAGCCTCGACGACTTCCGGTTCGACAACGCCGAAACGATCCAGTGGGATGGCGTCGTCGGAACGTCGCTCGGTGGGACGGCAAGTACGACGGCCGCCGCGTCGTACACCCATTCGACGACCGCGATCCTTCGGAAGAACCGCCCGGTCTGGATCGCGATCACGAACACGAAAGCTGCGGCGACCGCGACCGCGCCGGACGTGCCGACCATGACGGGCCTCACGGTTGTCAGTGCCGCACACCTGACGCAGCCGTGGAACTCGCTGGGGACGTCTCTGTATCGGACGACGGTCTTTACCGCGATGGCGTCCGCAGACATTGCGTCCGCCACGACGTTGACGGTCGGGTTCGGTGGTGTCAGCCAGACGGGCTGCATCATCCAGATGGCACAGTTCGACGGTGCTTATGCCCTCGACAGTGACGGGTCCGATGCGTTCCCGAACGGCCAGATCGACGCGTCGGACACGGGAGCGACGTCGTACCAGCCGTTCACGCTCGCGTTCACCAACGCGTACAAGACGTCCGGTGCGGCGTCGTCGTTCGCGCATGACGCGAACGAGGCCACCCTCGAAGATTCGCCTTGGGCGGAACTCGTCGACGGTTCGTACGGCTCACCCGCGACGGGGATGGGGACCTATTGGGCGACGGGCAACTCGACGGCGCCGGGCGCATCATGGACGACTTCATCCCGCCCGTGTGGCGCTGCAGCCGAAGTGCGACGCAACAACCCGCACACCCATTACGGCGCGTTTCCGATTTCGGATATGGCGCACTCGTTGACGCTGCGACGGCGTCGAGCACTGATGAGAGGCTGACATGCGCGTCTACACCGTCATTTTCAACAAGGTCACCATCACGACCGCGGGTACCGACCAGGACCTGTTCATGTTCGCGCCGGCGACGAACAAGCCGATTGTGTTGCTCGCGGCCGAAATCTACAACGCCGGCATTGCCGCCGACGCGGGTGATGCTCAGGAGGAGTTCCTCCCCATCACGATCATTCGCGGGCTCGCGACGGTCGGGTCGGGCGGAACGGCCCCAACCCCCCAGGCGATCTGCGAGAACGACACAGCCGCATCATTCACCGCCCGCGTCAACGACACCACAATCGCGGTCGTCGGCGCGGGTACAACTGAGATCCTGTACGCCGGCTGTCTACCGACGCGCCCTGGGATCGACAAGCCATTGACGGAGCAACAATGGTTGCGCTGCACCGCGGCGAAGACGCGGATGGTGATCCGCCTCGACGGCACCGTGACAGATGACATCGTGATGAGCGGCACGGCCTGGGTCGGCGAGGAGAACTGACGTGAGGTTCACGGCGAGAACGCGACGGCCGATCACGGCCCGCGCGCGCCGGCGTCAGCCGTTCTACACGGCGACCAAATATACCGCCGACATAACGGCATCGGATGCGGGTGCTGGCGCCGAGACTAGGACGGTCGTCGCAACATTGTCGGCGGCTGATACGGGCGCTGGCGTCGATGTTGGCACAGTCGATGCCGGGTCCGTGCTTGTCTCCGGGTCGGATACGTCGACTGCGGCGGAGGCGTCTCCGGTAGCGATCGCGTTGGCCGGTCCCGCCGATTCGGCTGTCGGCACAGAGGGTGTCGTCACTGTCGCGGCGTCGTTGCCGGCGTCAGACGCGGCAACGACTGCGGAGGGGACACCAGTCGCGGTTGCTCTTGCGGGGCCGTCCGATACTGGGACGGTCGCGGAGGCGGCAACGGTCGCGGCCGTGTTGCCGGCTGCCGATACGGCGGCGGCGGCGGAGACCGCATCGAGTATCAGTGCCGCCCTGCCTGGCGGCACGGACGCTGCGACGGGCACGGAAGGTATCCCGGATGTGGCGCAGACAACGACGGACACGGCCACCCTGACGGACGTGACAGCTCTCCTGGCGGCCGTGCTGGCCTCTCTCGACGTCGGGACGGGTACGGAGGCGTCACCCGTCGCGATTGCCGTCGCTGGCCCTACCGACTCTGGTGCCGGGTCTGACACCGGGTCTGTCACACAGGCCGTCGCCGGATCTGATGCGGGGTCAACGGCCGAGACGGCAACGCTTGCCGCGGCGGTCCCAACGACGGACACGGCCACGGCTGCCGAGACCGCCGCGCTCGCCGCCGCTCTCACCGTGGCGGATACGGCCACGCTGACTGAGGCGATCCTCGGGGTGCTCCTCGCCGCGAACGATTCGGGCACCCTCGCAGACACGGCCGCAGCCCTTGCCGCGCTCCTCGTTGTCGTCGAGGCGGCAACGATGGCGGAGGCGGCGTCGATCGTGGCGGCGTTGACCGCGACCGAGTCGGCGACGTTCACGGACCTTGCGACAGTCTCCGCCGACGTCGCGGCAGTGTTCGGGTTCGGGTTCGCCCGGGATATGCGGGTCGCGGCCGGTGCAGCAGCCGATCGTCGTGTCGACGGCAGCGGCGCGGGCGACGCCCGGGTCGGGTCTGCCCTGACAGGCGACCGGTAACGTACCGTGGTGACAGGAGGCCATGATGTCCACGCAGGCGTACGATGTCGGCGACCGGGTACGGCTCAGCTTCATCGTGTCATCGACAGGGAGCACGAACCCGGAATCGGGTACCGTCCCGAAGCTCGTCGTGACATCACCGACCGCCGTCGATTCGGTCGTCGCGGTCGGGTCCATGACCGCGGTCCCGTCGTCAGACCTGGCCGAGTTCACAACGAAGACGGACACGACATCACAAGGTGTTGGCGGCTGGTACTACGACTTCACCCTTACCGCTCACGGCCGTTGGACATACCAGTTCCGGTCGACGGGGACGATCACCGCGAGTGAAGGCGGCGCGTTCGCTGTTGCCCGTCCGCTCGCATCGACAAGCACCTAAGGGGCGGCATGGCAGGCGCGACGTACACGTACTCGCACAACCCGGCAACGGACGCGAAGGATGCGGTCCGGTCCCTGATCGCGGACACGAACTACGACACGCGCGGATGGCTTCTCTCCGACCAGCAGATCCTGTGGGCGATCGCGCAGGAAGGGTCGCAGCGGATGGCTGCCGCGTTGTGTTGCGAGATGATTGCCGGGTCGCAGTCAGGGTCGACACGCAACATCGCGTCCCGCCGCATCGGAGACCTTGCCATCACGTACGGCGGCGGCATCTCCGGTGGCGGGCAGGTCGACTGGTTACGCCTTGCGATCATGTTGCGGGCGCGTGTCGCGGCAGCGGCGACGATCAGCGCGGGTGGCATCGAAGGCGACGAGAAACCTGCCGATGATGACGACACGAGTCTGACTCGTCCGGCGTTTCGGCGTGGGCAGTTCGATCGTCCGGGGATGGTCCAGGCGGGCGGGGCGTGGTCGTCGTGATGGATCGTGTGTGCCCCGACTGCGATGCCGGACTCGACCGGCCTTACCTGTGGCGCGACGTGGCCGAGTTCGTCGATCATGTCACCTGGTGCTACCGGCTGATGCTCGGGACGGCGCATGAGGCAATCGTCGTCGACGATGCGGCGGAGGTGACGGTCCGGTGACCGTGAGCCAGTGGGCGCCGCTGATGGAGTCCAAGGTGATCGTGTTCGCCCCGACGACCGCGGCCCTGTCCGCGTTCGGTGCCGCGACATACGCTACGGCGGGCACGACGTACAGTGCGCACGTGCAGGAAGGGTCGGCGAAGATGCGGACCCGTGACGGGACCGAGGTCACGGTCGGGACCGTCGCTTATGTGGCATCGACGTCGACGTCCGCGATTACGGAACGGTCGAAGGTCCGGCTCGGTGACGGGTCTACTCCGTCGGTCGCGGCGGTGCAGTTCATCCGCGACGAGAACGGTGTTCACCACACCAAGCTCGGCCTCGGCTAACGATGCCTGTTCCCGGCGCTCCGGGCGGCGTGAAGATAGTCATGTCGGGCATCGAGGAGTTGCGCCGGACGTTGGCGGCAGCGGAGGCACGCAAGACAGCCGCGCTTGGCGGCGCTCTGTTCCGGGAGGCGACACGCATCATGGGGGAGGCACTCCTCGAAACGCCCGTCGACCTCGGGACACTTCGAGGGTCGGGGACGGTCGAGCTGCCGAAGGTGTCTGGCTCGTCCGTGTCGGTGACACTCGGGTTCGGCGGCGCCGCGAGCGCGTACGCGGTACCGCAACACGAGCGGGAAGATTTCGAGCACACGGTCGGCAAATCGAAATTCCTTTCCGATCCGATGGCACGGGCGGAGGCCGGGTTGGGTGAACGGGTCGCGGCCGACCTGATGGCTCTCGGACTATTCGGTGGGGGCAGGCCGGGCGGCGGTGGAGTGCCAGGCGGCGGTGGAGTGCCAGGCGGCGGCCCACGGAAACGCGACTCCTCCGGCCGGTTCACGAAGTGACGACCGCCGGGCCGGTTGTCGTGGGTGTCGACATTCGCTGCCGACACTGCAAGAACA